TTCTACATCCTTAAGTTTCTTTTGCAAATCAATTAACTTATCAGTAGTATCAGCAACACTCTTAATCAACTGCCCTGCGACCTCATATGCCCTTGGACTGCCTCCTTCCCCTGCTACCTCCATAATGCCGTTGATTGCCTCCTGACCCTTCTCTATGAGGGAATAGAGGTTTGCACGACTATAGACATAATCCTTCTCTATATCATCATCCTTCGATTTTATAATCTCTGGTTTTTTGATTGGTTTTGACTCTACAATATCACTATCAATATTCAGAGCTTCATCGATTGATTCATAATTATTATTCATGATTAAATATCTTCCTGTCTGGTAGGACTATAATCTCTGGAGTCTCCTAAAAATTCCCAACTCTCGGTAAATCCGAAATCATCACTTGGATCTGCAGTTATTGGATCTACAGAAGCAACATACCTCATTTCACGTTTTGCAACAGTTGTATCTATACCCGAAGAAATATCTGCTTGAACTTTTCTAATAAGTCCATCAGAAGATTCTGCAATTGGACCGAACAGATAAGTTTTTGCACTAAATCTCAGTGTATAAATGAGTGCTCTTCTTGTTTGAAACGATCCCTCATAATCATCTTGGAAGTCAATACTATCAAGTATAATTGGAATATCTCTTTTTTCTCCAATGGAACTGACTAAATCTACTGTTAGGTTGAATGATGGTTGAAAGAATGGAAGTATTTGCTCAATGATTTGAAGAGCATCATCATTTAACTTACTAAAAATATTAAGTTCAAACTCAATATTATAAGGAACTGGCATGAATACTTTTTTTACTTTACTGGTGCCAGTGTCAACAGCTTTGAAAGTCTGAGTTACTCCAGTTTTTCTAGCCGAATCATATGAAATTCTAGTCATCTCAAATGACATTCTTGGAAGAGTAATTGCAATAGATTTTGTTAATTGTTCTTGCTCTTGTATTTTGGTTAAAAACTTTTGCATCGGTCCATAAGAAAGACCAACTTTTGTTTCATCTAAAATACTACCATCACTTTTTGTATGTCTAATTGAAATGTCATTAAACAAAGTTCCAAAACTAATAATAGTTTTTCTTATAATTTCGTGGTAAAAGTATGTACCTAACATTAATAACTACCAAATGGATTTGATTCTGAAAAATCTATAATATTATCTGCTTCCAATTCTATTTCCTCATTGACATCGTATGGATTGTCGTAACTTGATGAATCATAGTTTGAGATAACATATCTAGATGATGATATTGATCCAACTACAACTTCACCTGCACTAAACTCACCAGTATTTAGTGAAACTCTTAAAGTAGTAACGGGAAGTATTCCCGGAGTTGTTGAAGTTACAGTTCTGAAATCTCTAACTCTTCCAGTTGTTCCGGAACTCTGACCAGTTACTATTTCATTGTACACAAAAGTTCCCAAACCAACTGTCGAGAATCCTGCAATACTAACTGTAGGTGCTTGAGTATATCCAATACCTGCATTCAATATATTGATTGTATTTAATCGATTGTTATTTTCAGTGTCTATAGTAGAAATTGCAGTTGCAGTAACTCCAATTCCTGCCGGAGGACCACTCAATGTAATAATAGGTGGAGTTGCGTATCCTCGTCCTTGATTTGATATTGTAATTTCAGTAACGGTAGATTCTGTTACACCTATTGAGCATGTGGCAGCAGCTCCAGTTCCTCCACCACCACTTATTACAATTGTTGGTGGAGATGTATACCCGGATCCACCATTTGTTAGTTCAAGTCTTAAAATAGATTGAATATTTGCTCTACTAGTTGTAACTGCGACTGCTGTTGCCGTATTTATTCCACTATTTGGTGACGAGAAAGTTACTGTAGGAGTAGAAGTATATCCGTTACCATCATTATTTAAGAATATTTCACTAATAGATCCGGTTCCAATCGATGCTATCGCAGTAGCAGTTACTGCAGAACCAACAAGTGTCAGAGAAGTAATATACCCCTCATCTTCTACAGTATTATCTACCTCTTCAATATCTGTATCAATAAGTTCGTTTTCATACTCATAAAGTTCACAACTCAATTCATAAGTATAGTTTGATCCTAATTGATAAAATGGTTTTTCAGATTCTACTCTTTTAATTTCAAATAATCTTTCACCTAAAGGAAAATAAATTAAATCTCCTTCTTTGGGTCTAGTAATTAAATCTGCAAAATCATACTCAGTTATTCTTCCTTCTCTAATTCCCGATGATATACCTTCCAAAAATGGTGCAATAAATTCCTCATATCTTTCTTTAGATATTGTCAAATTTATTTCATTTTTCAATCTAAGACCAAATTTGGTCATAATATCACTGTCTGGAGCATATCCATCATAGTTATTGATATATGCTTCAAGCATAAAAACATCATCAAATTTGGAAGATTGTATTTCTCGAATTATATTATCAGTTTTAAAAATTTTTCTTGGTAGATAATAAACATCTACACCATAAATTTTTAATTGTTCATTGATCAAATCCTGAACAAGAAATTGTTCACCAGGTGATCCTTGAAGGAAAAATGGATTTAAAGACATAACTACTAACCAATCATATCCATAGGTGGAACTTCATAATCCGAAGACATTTTTTGTTTTATCTCGTCTAGTTCTCTCTGACCGTCTTCATAAATTGCTCTACCATTCAGTTCAACCCCACCTGGAAGTTTTACTCCCTGAAATTTAATTAAATTTTGTCCCCACTGTTTTTTAATAGCAGCAGTAAGATATCTTTTTACAAAACTATCGTTATATACTTTTGAGAAATTTTCAGGATCCATTGCCCTGTAACATTCTATTACTAAGAAGTTATCTACTTCTTGTGCCTGCCAGTTTATATCAAGATATAATCTATTCTGTCTCTGATTGAATCTAATTTGTTTATCAGTTGTCAAAAGAAAATCAATATCCTCAAGATATCTTTTTGTCATAGAATATTGTAAAAGATCGACAGAATTGAAAAAATATAAATCATTTAAAAACAATTGATATTTAATACTAAACATTCCACCTGAAATAGAACTAGTATCAAATTTAAATACTTTTTCTATACCAATTACAGAATCTGGAACTTGTATAAAATTGGAATTTTCATAAAAATTGGAAGTGATTGTTCCCAATCCACTTATATTTGTTGAAGTTCCTGTAGTAGTAACAATTCCAACACCAGTAGTTGTAATACCAGCAGATGAAGTTCCACCTCTTCCCCTATCAATATCGTCCTGATTAATTTGATATTTTAAATATGTTTTTTCTACTCCATCAAAATGTCTTTCATTAAAATATTGAATAGTGTCATCAAGTAAATCATCAATCTGTTCATCTGCAACATTAATTTCAAGAACAGGTGCTCCAAGTTGCCTCAAACAATAATCTTTTAATTCTTGCTTAGTATTTGGTTTTGCCATCAGAATGAACCTCCATCAATAAGTCCTGCAGTAAGTGTTCCTGCAACAAATACATCATTTGAAAATGTTGCAATACCAACGAATGTTGATAGTCCAGCAACGTGCAAATCCCTAGACAGTGTTAAGTCTCCACCAGCAGTTAATGTAGATGCTGCACCAGGAAATCCTGCTTCAAGACCACTTCTAGCAGTGATCAGTCCAATAGCATCAACATTGGTTACATCTTCATATGTAAGTGTTCCTGCAATAGAAACATTATTTGCAAAAGATGCATTTCCAATAAATGTAGATATACCAGAAACACTAAGGTCATCAAGTTCGGTGTGACCATCTACATCTAGAGATCCGTTAGCATCAATATTGCCAGCAAATGTTGATATTCCAGATACATTGAGGTCATCAAGTTCGGTGTGACCATCTATATCTAAATCACCTCCTACCTCCAAACTTGCTTGAAAAGTTATACCACCAACAAAAGTTGATACTCCAGCAATCCTGAGATTACCTCCAACATTGAGTTGGCTCCCATCAAAAGTTAAATTGGCATCATCTTCAAGTTCACCACCAGTACCAGCAATAACAATTCTATCGTTTGTTAGATCTTCTACCTTAAATGTATTTGCTTGACCACCAGCATTGATATCAAGTAATCCACTAGTAGTTGTAATACCAGAGACATTTACATCATCTAATTCGGAATGACCATCTACACTAAGATTGCCAGTTAAGGTTGCATTGCGTGCAGTTACTTCATCTAGTACAAGATCATCAGCAATATATAAATCACCACCAACATATAAATCTCCACCAGTAGTTGTAATTCCACCAGATGATGCTAAAGTCGTAATACCGACAGATCTAAATGAACCGTTTACATCTAAACTATTTAAGATGTCAACTGCGGCATTAATATCGAGATTTGATGCAAAAGTAGAAACTCCAGCAACTGTGAGTCCTTCACCAATATTTACTTTCTTCGCAACTCCAATTCCACCACTAACAATTAATGCACCATCTGTAGGTACTGTGGAATTTTCTGTATTGGAAAATGTAACAATTCCAGTAATATTAAGGGATGTCGAATCAATCGAATCCGTCATGTAAAATGATTCTGTAGAAAGATCCCATACAAGGATCATTCCATCTCTAGTTTTTAGAGTAGAATCTACATCACTTAAATTTACTAGTCGTGTTGGTGGTGCTGATGCGTTGGATAAGACCCGGATTACATTCTGAGAACCAATCCTATCGTTAATATTCGGCATTACCTAGTTACTCCCCCTCGTACTAATGCTGTGCCTTCGACGGCTTTATATTCTCTACCAGAATTTACAATTTTCACATCATATACATACCTTCCCGGTTTCAGATTAACAGACTGTGTTCCGGTCAAAGAAATTGAAATAATACCTAAGTCTGGACTAGTTACAGTTGATGCAAAAGATACTGCCGTCGAGGATCCATAATGTTTTCTCATTTTTGCTTCGGTTGAAGAATCAGTTAAAACTAAAGGAGAATTTGTTCTAGTGTCCTCTAACTGAAAGGATGTATCGAAATCATACCCTTGCTCAATCACAATATTTGATACATAAACAGCCATTATTTTGTGATGCTAATATACCTCTAGCTATTTATAAGCAGTTACTTATTCAAAATTTCTTGAAGTAAGAATTTTATATCATTAATATCTTTTTTCATTTCATCCAATTCTTTTTTACGCAAATCTTTTTGGGTAATAGCATTGATATACTGATTATATCCGGCAGTATCACAATTTACGATAGCACCGGTATTTTCATCTCTGTATAAATTGGAGTGTCCTTCTACTTTTATCATCTGAGTGCAATAATTCTAAGATCTGCAAAACGAGGTGACCGTGCTTGATTAGAACTAGACATTACAATTTTAATTCCATATCCAGTAAATAGGTCCAAATTATCAATCGTAAATTCATATTCTAAAAATTCACCATCTAAACTTGCTCCAATTTTTCTATCCGGCAATCCACTATTTTTGGATGGATCAACGACTAAGAAACCCTCATTTGTCTGCTTAAGATTATCATATCCCGGAAACAAATCATATGATTGTTCAATTTCACTAGAATCTGCTTTTATTGTAGTATAAAGAAGTCTAAAGTCAGCATCTCCAGGTCTTTCTGCAGCAATAATAACTTTAAGTCCAGATGCTGGATTTTGGAGAGTTGTAATATTTGAATAATATACAGATGAATGTGGATCATCAACAATTGAATTGACACGATTATCATTGAGATAATCAGTGATTGGTTTATTCAATCTATTAACATTAAGTATAGATCCTGCTTGATCCAAATTTAGTATCGGAGAAAGTGCATTATTTGGATCATTTGAATTGAACGTAATAGCAGTAGTAAGTGATTTATTTCTTGGTAGAGAGGTTAAATATTCATTTTGATTTGTCTCTGAAGCAACCATCCTTAAGGAAGATAGTGTATTTGATGAATTTAATTGAACTTCTTCATATCCATTATCATTGAATGAAACCTCTGTCCCACTAACACTAGTTGCAGTTGTTGTTCTAACCTTTCCTGTTACGAAGGTAGTTGATCCTGGAGTGAGTACATCATATGATGGAGTTATTGAGTTATACGTTAGGTTTTCGGAAGCAGTAACCAAATCTCCTCCAATTAATTTTTCGTCATTGAAAGACAATTCTGGAGAATCTGTACTGGATCCATCATTCAATCTATTATTTCCTTTTGATGCTGACCTATCAATTCTAATGTGATAACTATCAATATCAATTGGAGCATTAATAGAAGTACTAATCCCATTAATTCTTCTCAAGGAAATTCCACCAAATTCATATTTTTCAACAACACTATTTAATGGATGATTAATTGAAATCGTTCCATCAGTTGCTCTACCACTTGAAGAAATAGTCAATACTCCACCAGCTGCATTATTATATCCAATAATTTCATTTCCAATTTTTACATATCCAATATATGACCCACTTACTGGTCTTCCCTCAAACGTTTCAAAATCAGATGAAGAGGTTACATTGATAGATGAAGTTTCTCCGACCGTTAGTTGTGATGTTAATACTGTTGTTGGAATATCCGATTTAATATTATCAACAACTAGTTTATTGGTCGTTGAATACATTCCATGATTAAAGTGGTCCACTTTAAAATAATCTCCAGAATAAATTCCACCATCTGCAGATGAGGATATAATATTAGTTCCTGCAGCAGAAACAATTGTACTAGCACCACTAAAATAACTCAAAGCAACTCCAACAGCAAATTCTTTTCCACTACCACTACCACCAAATTGACCTTGAACATTGGTAAGGTATAAGGTATCAAGACCATAAATCCCACCAATAGTTACCCTTGCATCTCTACCAGTTGCTGTTGATGTCGATGAAGTTACAATTCCAACTACATCTCCAACTTGATATCCGGTCCCATAATCGGGATGGAATGCAGAATGTGCCACTCCGGTAATGACACCACTGGCATTTGTAGTTATACGAAGTTTTAGTCCCTCTCCTTTTCCGGAGAAATTGAACGTACTTACTGCTTCATCGGTAACACTTACTGGATAATTCTCTCCAGCTTCGGTCAAAATACTAGAATTGGTAACAGAACTACCTCGTCCAACAATAATTGCAGATCCTCCATTACCATTAACTCCAGCAAGTTTTCTACCAATAGTTGCGATTCCAATAAAATCACTTTCTGTTGTTGTAATAATACCAATCTTTCCTGTTTTTGGAAGAATTGTAATTGGATTATTGATCAACTCTGGAACATAATCATTACTTTGATCCAAAGGTGGATTATAGAAAAATGCAGTTCCTGAACTTTGTGTAAACTCTGCCTTATAAAGTTTAAATTTCAAATCTTGATTTTGATCGGTTGACCAGATAGATCCATTTTGAGACTTGAATAGAGATCCAAGAGCAAACTGTTTAGTATAAATGACCTGATCAACATCAGGAAGTTGTTGTGTATTGACAGTCTTATCTCCCATAACGGCTGTCCACACTTCATATTCATCACTTTGATCTGATATTAAGACTACTGCATATTCTCTACCAGGTGCCAGGAATATTGGTTCTGGAAATCTAATATTTGTAGCAATTTCTCCAGTGTCTGATGTTTGAATCAGTTGTGTTTCAACACCATTAACATTACCTCTTGGTCTAAGAATTACTGGTTTTCCAATAGTTGTAAGTGTTGGTGTACCTAATTGAGTTTCTCTTATTTCCACTCTAACTGGTGCATTGCCACTATCGATTGCAGCAAAAAATACGTCTACTGATGTTAAAAATACTCCGTTCACGTCATCATCAGTATCAATATCAGATTTGACTTGAATATTGCCACCAACAGTAAATGTTTGTGCTAAAGGATCAGTATATTGAACATCAATAGATCTTCTCAGATTCAAATTTACGGTATTTGAAATATTTGTTCTTGTGGTTTCTCTTGTTACTGTTGCTTGGAATGTTAAAATAGTTCCATTTGCAGTATATGATGTTTCTGCAAAAGAAATTGAATTGCTTCCCGGTAAACCTTTTTCATTTGTAGAACTGGACGATAATTTATAAGTCTTCGTTCCAGTACGTAATCTAACACTTGGTGGTGGATTTGAATGTGGAGATCTAATAAAGAATGATCCAATAAGATCTCCAAAATTATCCGAAATTAATCTAACATTCTTTACAGAAGCAATAGCATTACTAGTCTGTCCAACTAATTGCATACCAGATTGAATATATCCAAAATATATTCCTATTGCCCTCTGAGCAAGTGCATCAACATCAACATTGAGAATATTTGATGTGGAACTATAGACTGTACCTAAAGTTTGAGTTTTATTATATGGATTCTGATTATATGTTGAATCTGGGCTTGAAATAGATCCCGATTTATGATCTGGTCTACATACTCTAAATCTAATTCTTTCAACACCTCCTACAGTTCCAATAACAGTCTCTCCAACTGTAAATGCATTAGATACATTTTCAATTTCTATAAGTTTTGGAATTACATCTACTTCACTTCTTCCATCTAAGAATTGATAATATCTTGTATTTGGTTTTAAATTAGATGCATTAAATTTTACATTTCTAGATCTAATAAAGAACTGGTCATTATTGCCAACTACTTCATTACGAATACTAGTATCTACAGTGTCAAAAGAATCTCTTGACGTACTTCTGGCACTAAATCTGAAATTTCCTATCTGCTGTGCTACTCTTCTCCTAGCATTTCTTCCACCTCCCCCACGAACTGCGACACCATCTCTAATATTAGAATTTAGATTATTGACTAAATTAACATTATTTGTTCTAGTAATTCCCCTATTAATTGTTCTATCAGCCATCTGAATTGTTCTAGTCCAACTATCGACTGCAGGATCTAATGTAACTGTTCCATTATAAACAACAATATTAAATGGATTTACATTTTCGACTTTAGTAGCAAATGGTTGTTGTAACCAATCAATTTGATTATATGCAAGTGTTAAAGAATTTCCAGTTTTTTCTATATTAGAATCTAAAAGTACTAGAGGAGTAGTTGAATACTTATCTGCACTCAAATCTAGATTTTCTGGAGTAAAATTATCTAAAGTGGCTATTAATGATTCTAATGAATTACTACTAATATCAGAGTTAAGTGTTCTTGAACCTTCATCAACTAATGTTGTTGATTCAAAAGTATCAAACCTAGAACTATCAGAGAAGTCATCAACAAAAAATCCACTCTTAAATCTATCAGAACCTTCAGAGTCTTTTATTTGTAATGTTTGAGTATTGACTTCGAGTAAAGAGAGAGTCGTTATTCTTTCTAAATTTTCTACCCTATCTTCAATGATACCAATATCCCTCATCGTATATCTTCTATTATCAGTTAAGATAATATCTGCATCTGATGCACTATAAAGATATGCTGGATATTCTATAGTTCCAAGTTCTAAAAATTCACCTTTTTTGGTGGGTGGTTTTGGATTTTTTGAAGATACTCCTTTATCCACAACAAAATTCCCAAGAATATCAAGATAAATTTTATCTATTCTAGGAAGATAGAAACTTTGACTAATTATAGAACCTTCTTCAGGAGCCAGAAGTCTCAATGGAGATGTATCGAATGGTGTTGTTCTAGAGACAAAATCAAATGGTGATCTATCAGTTGTTGTTGATGGATCAAAAAATGCTACTCTAGGTCTAAAATCTAATGTATCTGTTGCTCTAATCGAACCTCCAATATTCGGAATATCTTTAGAAAATCTTTCACTATCATAACTATCTACCGTAAATACATCTCCAGTATCATCTCCAGGAACAGTATAGTGATCAAAAACTACTACTAAACGTCTTGATGGTTCTTGAGTGTTTTTGTTTCTTACAATTCTCGAATAATCATAATACTGATTTTTTTGTCCCCTATTCAACTTAAAGGATTGTGTTATATTATTATAATTTCCATTTGTTATAGAATCAACTTGAGTAGTAATTTCGGATTCTTCAAAAGATACTACTTCTCCAACTGAGAATTTATTTCCGTTTAAGTAAACAATTCCCAATTTATTTGCATTTCCGGAAGCAGGAGTTGTAGTGCTATTAGTTACAACTCTAGCAATGGCATTACTTGTAGATCCTACAATATTTTCTCCAATTATTGCATTAGATCCAACATTTGCAATAACAGGAAATTCGATAATATCAAAAGATGGATCATTACTATTCAATGATTCATAAACTGCAAGCACTTTTGAAACATCAGGATAATTTAATGAAATATCTTCATCTTGAACTCTTAATCCATAATATTCATTAAAATTTAATCCATCATTTTTGGAGGTTTCGACAGTAGTTCCAGATTCTTTTAATTTAGATGTATTTACTAATAAAACCGTACTTCTAGAATAATTTTTTGTTTTACTTTGAATTCCTGTCTTAAGTGCTGTTACATTGATAACATTATTGGTTGTGTCTGTTAATCCTTTTATAGTTACTGTACTTGAAGTCTGACTAAAGGCATCTGATGATAAAGTTGCGATTACACCACTACTATTAGTCAAGGTATATCTTTCTTGATCAAAATTAACCCAAGATGAATTAGTTAATGGATCGATAAGATCAGAAGTATTTACGGTAAGGGTATTGCCCGATATAGTTTTTCCTGGTATTTGGTCAATGAAAAACAGTTGTGAATTGGAGAGATCAATTGCAGAAGCATTTTGTTCTGGTAAGGGTGCAAATAATGTTCCAGATCCTCTTACAATAGGTGCGCCTAAAAATCCATTAACTTGAACTTCCGAACTCGGCAAACCACCTTCAAAAACTCCAAGAACATTTGATATTGCGGAAACCTCAAATGACAGTGCATCTGCTGCCACACTAGATATTCTATTATAAGTTTCTGTAGATAAACCAGATTGTTGATATCTAATTACAGTATCGGTATTAATTCCAACAAAAGTACGTCCAGGAGATGTTACTGTGGAAATAGCAGGAGTTCCACTACCCGGACTAATTACCAATTGAGATACAGAACCAGGGAAGTTGAATGCTTCTAAAATTGAATCTGCCTTAAATTCTGGTAAACCTCCACCCGCATCTTGTTTTACAGATTTAATATTTTGTGTACTATATGCACGAACTTCGGTTACAGATCTTGAAGACTCTATACCATTAATCAATAAAATTTCGCCTTTAGCAAAAGTTCCAGAAGTCTGCCTCAAGAGAATTTGATTGGATGCTCCATCTGCTGTTGCAAAACCACTTGCTCCTGTACTTTTTCCTTTAATGAAAAAAGACTGTTTTACGTCAGTTGATGTAACAGTTTCATTTAAGGTCAATCTTGTGTATGTTTGAATATCGTATAATCTTAAATCCCAACTAGTAGTTGTACCAGCATATGCAGAATCGGTTAAATTAAATGAATATACTCTAGCTTCTCCAATTTGACTTCCCACGCATCCGAATTGAGAGTATAATTGAATTGTTTTTCTTAAATGTGCCAATCCAGTTACATTATTAACTCTCAATATATTTCCCATTTCAAACGGGACTGTAACATTTTTAATATCTTCAGTATCCCTTGGCTTATCTACGTCAATAATAGTAGATGATACTTTTTCAATATCATATCCTTTTACATATGCTTTTCCTGGTGATATTTTTAATGCCGATAAATTATCTGAGGGAGTATTTCCATCGTCAGTTTGTTCATTAGAAAAATATATTCCATCATTACCTAATCTATCGTTTATTGACTCTTCTAAGTCTAGATCAAATGGATCTACAGTATAATTACCCGATTCATCAAAAGTTCTATCAGCAAGATAGTCTCTAATTAAATTATATTGTGTTTTTGTTGTTATTTTTTTAATTTTTCCATTCTTTAATCTCAATAACTCTACAAAATTAGTATCGTTAGTATCTGTTAATGATCTTTTTGTGAGAGTTAATGTAATTTTTAATCTATCTGCACCAGGTGAGGCATAATTTGAAAATCCTTTTGCATTATCAAATAAAGATTCATCTTCCTTTGCATTAATTAAAGATTCATTAATTTGTAGTCCAACTCTATATGATGGTGTATTTGTATAAAAGTCTAGAAGAATTGTTTGGGATAAAACATTTACAAAATAACCCCTTATAAAATAAACACCATCACCAATAGATGCGGATGATCCTATTGCAGATGCATCGGAACTAATAGATGAAGCAAACGGAGTTCCGGAATTTATTGTTGTATTGCCATAAACTACATTTTTATTAGAAGACAACAATTCCCCATCTTGGAATTGTGTGAATTCAGAATTATTATCAGACCCTAGATATTTTACATATAAAGTTATATATTCTACATCATCACTTTCTGTCGGTAAAATTACTTTTTGAACTCTAGCAGTAACTCCAGAAACTTGCCCCGATATTGTTTCTCCAACAAATTTGTCAATGTACAATGATACATCGATTCCAAATTGTGTCGTATTTACTTTTACTGCATAAAATTGTCCATCATATGAAATATTTCCTGGGATGACAACTGATCCCTCTTTGAATATATGGGTTCCAAAATTTTCTACTTGATTTTGAAGAATCGACTGTAAAGTCGTCAGTTCTCTAGACTGAACAGGATATCCTGGTTTGAATAAAACTTTTAAAAAGTTATTTGTAGAGTCAAAATCATCATAGTATGGATTGACATTTAAATTTGTTTTTTGCGACATTTTTCTTTAGAATTCCAGAATAATTTTGATGTCTTCTTTTTGCCTAGAGTCTCTCGTTACGAGAGAACGATTATCAATGTAAATAATATCTCCCGTGTTTTTATTTATCTCAGGATTGGCAACCCCTCCTGAGAAAGTTACTCCCAAACTAACTTGTCTAGATCCAATAGTTGTTGTAATTCCACTGAAATTTATATCAACTGATCCTGATATTGGAGTAATTGTATTTGTTGTTGAAGCAAAACTTACAACATTTGCTTTTGCAGTAACATCATTTCTATCAGTTTGATCAAGAGTGTTTCCAAAATTCAAGGATCTATCTTGATAATACTTTAAAACTCTCGTTTCTGTATCATATGATGCAATATAACCTCTGGCAGTTCCATCATCAGTAGATTGAGTTATTGCAGCACCAACAATAGGAGATCCGCTAAATGTGTTATCTAATTTAATAGATCCTAATGAAGAATACTCATTTCCAGTAAAAATTGTTCCTACTGAACTATATTTTTCTGGATTTTTAATAATTCCAACTTGAGCAAATTTGGTGTCTGTTGGAAAATCTTTAGTAGAATCATCAAACCTAGAATAAACTAAAACTTTATCAGCACCCAATTCATTATATATGTCATAACCATGTCCTCTAGATGGAGGAATGATTGGAATTAATTTTGCTGGATCCGAAATAGTGTCAGTTTCTGCATGTCCAAAATCAACAATACCAAAAGTATATCCACTACCACCAGCAACAACAGTTGTTTTTGTAATAGAACCAGATGTATCAACCTCTATATTTACCTTTGCTCCTGTTCCATCTCCTTTAATATCATAAGTTCCTGCGGTGTATACTCCACTGCCACCATTTTCAATATATACAATTTTTATCTGATTATTGTTTATATTAGAATCTCCAGCATCTCTTATACTTTGAATTTGAAAATCAGTAGATGTTCCCCAGTCATTTGGAAGAACAATATATTCTGTTGAATCAAACTTAATAATATCACTGGGAGATATAGTAAACAAATATTTCCAAATATATTCGTCTCCACTTGTTCCAGCAGCAGATGGTTCTAGGTCCGTGAATGTTGGTTCGTCTTGAGATGTTTTTCCAAGTAATTCTGAAGATCCACTAATGTCGCCATGAGATCCATTATAAAGGCATATATAAACTTTAAATTCACTATTTACAACATAATAATTGGTATCATAGAGTCTTGCACTTTGAGAATTGGGGGATAAATTATAAACACTATAATCATGACGATATATGTCATACTTAGTGTTTGAAGTCCAAGAAACTTTCCTTACAATTCTTCTAACATTAGAACTGTTTAGTTTTTTGCCAAACAGTGATGTATTTCTATAATGACTCAAATATTGTTGATTATCAACAGGATTTGGGGGACTTGAATTAGAACCATTTCCCCAAGTAGTGCTCCTACCAAATCCAACAAGAGTGGAGGTTGTTCCTGGATTTGATAATCCTAGAAAAACATAATATGAATTATTATTGTCCAATATAGAATCTACAAAGTTATTGGCATTAGCAATTCTAAATTGATCTGTTACTATAGCAGCCATATTACACAGTTTTTAGATATTTATATTGTTTAGTTTAGTATTTCTGGAAGTGCACCCATATCTCTAAGTCCTTCACTCCTTCTTTGAATTGTTGGGAATGTCGATAATCCAACATCAACAGTTTTTCCAGAAACTCCAATAGAGATTGGAGAAGATGATCTGTCAATGTTTAGGAATGCTCCCCAAGAGAATTTACCAGTATTTCCATTAGCAGTTAGTCCAGTAACATCAGTTCCGGAATCAATATTGCAGGTAATAATTCCAACACTTCCGTCAGTAGATATTTGTCTAACATAATAAATGTTATCTACAAATGTTGTTCCAATACCAACTACGGCAGCATTTGAATCATCTACTGATGTTACTCCACTTCCAATTGTGGTATTTTTAATAAGTAGTGGGGATCCAACATCTAAAGTATTAGAACCACTATTGAAGACATTTGGAGATACGTCAAGTGTAAATTTAAGTGCTTTTGAATGCCCACTAGAAGGAGTGACTGCTTCAATTTCAGTCACATTTCCAGAGAAACCTCTTATATTTTCAATCTTACTTAGATTTTCTAAATTACTATTAGGAAGAGGTAAAATTACATTAGGTGCTATCGTATATCCAAATCCAGGATTTGTTATTGTAGTTGCTGTAATTACTCCGTTATTAATAGTTGCTGTTGCGGTAGCAGTTGTTCCCACACCTACATTTTGTGGATCATCAATTTGTAAAGGATTTTGGAATTTAATATTGATAGTGGATTCAACATATCCACTTCCACCATTTTCAATAGTAAGAGAAGAGACAGTTCCACCAGCACCGATTGTTGCAGTGACAATTCCAATAGTGTTTATACTTTCATCAATAACAATACTACTAAAGTTATATGGTTCAGTTCCAAGATTATAATCAAAATTACTCACATCATCAACATAAATTATATTATCGGATGAATTGAGATCTTTAATAATTTTTGCGGTTGGGTAAATCTGAGCAATTATAGATTGTCTCTTTTTAGAAATAAATTCTCCATTAATTACTCTATCAGTCTTCTGTTTTGTCCATGACATCGGTTTAGAGTTTACTTCATCGACTCCTTGATCAACATATAAATTTGTTTCAAATTTATCTGAAGATGATATATCAAAAATTGTTCTTTGATCTTGAGTTTCTGTTTGAGCAATAGTATCATTTTTATAAACTCTAACATTATCACCTTTTTCCAAAGATGGAATGACATTATTTACTTGAAGATCATCTACTCCTCTTGTTCCTCTATAGAAGAAAATGTCAATTTTATCTTCTGATTTGGGTGCAACAGAAAAAGCAAATGATGTTCCTCCATCAAATGTGTATGATTCTCCAGGTTCTTGAATGGTTCCATTAATGAATATTAGCAGAGCATTTTGTAGGTCTAAAGAAGAATCTTCAGGTTTTTCAAAACTTAATAATGATCCATTATATAATAGTGGGAATCTTATTCTAGTTCCATTTTGGAAATTCTTAATAGAATCAATATAATCAAGTTCTCCAAATTGCCAAGAGGCAAAATTATCAGTAAATACTTCCAATACTGTCAGTTCAAATTCGGATAATGGAGATGTTAAACCTGCAGCAGTTACAAGTCCAACAGGTTTGAATACATCACCTTTTCTGAATGAATATCCATCTCTTGCAATAGTGAAATTATTCACAGAATGATATGTTGATCCAATACCTGTAGTAGAACTTGCTCCAACATTAACATTGAGCAATAATCCAATTCCAGTATCTGTTGTTGGACCCAATCCAATTCTAGACACACCAGTAACTTCAAGATTTTCATATGAAGGTTCAGAAACAAATATTTGTGTTTGATTGGAATAATTGGATCCACCATTAGTTACATTGAATGTCAATGTTCCTCCTGTTCCTACAGGTGAAGCAGTTATTACTGCACCGGAACCATTTCCACTTGGATCAACAATAGAAACTCCGATTGATACTATAGAATTATATCCTGATCCAACATTGTCAGTAGAACCTGTTCCAATAGTATTTTGAATTACTCCACCACTTACAACTGCAGTGACTGCTGCTCCTGCAAGAGGTGCATATCCTTGACCACCAGTAGATCCAAGAGATATAATAATTCCACCTCTAGGAATTTGATTCTGATTGATATCCGATTGCGATACTAAAATACTTGCAGGGTCTGCACTGTCTGTTCTAATTCCACTAAACGAAACGGAAGATATTCCCGTTGGTGTAATTTGCTCGATAATACTGAAATTATTTAATGGATTATTTTCAGTTGTTGGTGTTTGGAAAATTCCATTAATAAATACGACTCCATTTCCTCCAGTTGTTCCAATTCCAGCAGTATTTGCTCCACCAACTGTTAATGTAAAAGTTCTACCAATTCCAGTAAACTCATCGGAAATATCATCAAAAATTTCATTCGTATCATAATTTTTTCTGAGGAATACTCTACCAGTAAAATCGGAAGTTTCAAATTTTAGATTATTTTCAGTTCTAGAAACATTTGGGTTTCCTCTAGGCGGATCTGTAAAGAAAATACTATCTCCAACAATATTATAAGATCCTCTGTATATTCGTGTTGGAGTTGTATCGGTGTGTGATTCTGCAGTTGATCCAACATGACCCCTTTCAACCTCAACTATTGTGGATGACCCCGTACCAGTTATTGGTCCACTTGCAGTTGTTCCAAATCCAACATTAATAATCTTCATATATTCATCGCCAATTTTCAATATATTGCCAGGTGATATTGTTGAAATTCCACTTAGAGCAAAAGTAGTATCCGTTGGAGAAATACTTCCACTATTTCCAGACAATGTTTGGGAAACTTTAGTAAAAGCAATTGGATATTGGGCTATATTACCAATAGTAATCAGTGCTTTTTCATTTCTCTTTGCCATTGAGAACTCGTGACTGTTTCCACTACCTAAATCGGTAAAGGTTACAGCAGTTCCAGATTTTACCGTTGATATTGAAAAGTTATCATTATTATTAACAACAGCAAAAACTTGTGTTGGAAGAGTTTCAATTATAGAACCATTTTTATATGTCATTGGAGAGGATGTCACACCAACAAATGTTGATCTTGGAGTGTATACTAATTCTTCTCCATCACTAAAGAAGTGATTATCGATTGAGAACTTTCCTGTAGATGCATTAAGAATTGTAGTATCTTCTGGATTAAATTTCTTAGCAAAAATTGGAGTTTTATTTGATCGCAATATAAAATTATTTCTATTGATACGATCACCATTTATTGCGAGATATCGATCAGTATTGACCGTTTCAATAGATGTACCATATGAAAGATCTGGTGCTTGATTTATAATATCAACTTCAGTATATAAACATTCACTAAATGATTTAATTTCTAGATCACCAGTAAAGTTAGAATCTGGATAGAATTTTAATAATACATTATTTCCCTGATATTCTCCACCAAATGTTCCAATACCCATTGCAGTATCAAATGTTCCAATACCAGATGCTGAAAGCAATGGTAATTGCTGCACATAAATGTCAGTTCCATCTTGAACCATCATTATTTGTTGAACTGATTTAGTAGTTCCAATTCCAACTTCAACTAAAGATTTAGAAGAATCGAATGAGTTTTTATCCAAACTCAAGAATGAAGTAGATACTCCAGAAGTCGTTGTAGAAAAACCTGCCTCATAAATTGCAGATCTTTCACTACCTTCAGGTTGATTTGGTAAAATATATCTAAAGGTTCCAACACCAACAGCAGTTGTTCCAAATCCAACAATTCTTGTTTTTACAACTACATCTTCACTAGATTGATTTTCATAAGTTAAATTTACTGTGCCAGAATTTATATTTGCATCAAAAAATCCTAATAAATTTGATGATCTGGAAAATTCTTCAGTATCAAAGTAAAATTCTGCAGTACTTACATCAGTCCCGTTATGTGTAAGATATACTTCGACAAAATTTGTTTCTTTAGAGGATTCTTTATATATTTGTGCATTTACATGTAATGATTCAAATTTATCAGTAGAAAAACCAATAACAGTATTTGAAGTTCCAGTAAGAATTTCTTGACTGCGAGATATTAGATCAATAAATCCAATAGATGTTGTTCCAACTCCAACTACTTGAGCATCAAACTTTTTGTCAATATACTTAATGTCATACTCTGTATCGAATGAATCTTTTGGAGTGAATCTAATATAAGTATCTCCAAAATTATCATTTTCAATTGAAAAATCTCCATATTGTTCTTCATCATTTGTCATTACTCCAGATCCTACATTGACTAATGATTGTTTTTCTAAAATGCCAATATTTCCACTTATAATATTTTTTACAAAAATCAAACTTGTTAATTGAATCTGATTTTTTCCACTTACATCAGATACTTTAAAAAGGTAATTATTATAAGATTGAGAATTATCAATTTTAAGTAAATCCTTAAATGTAAATGGTTCGTCTTCCGAGTTAGAAAATTGATCCTTAATGTCATCTATTTTTAAAACAATATTTGATGTAGATTCATTATAATTTGTTAAATTTTTATTTTTTAATTTTAAAAACTTAGATTTATTACCGACAATATCTACATCTTTTGTAAAATCAAATATATTGATCGTATCAACTCTATTTTCTGAAATAAAGTCTTTAATTACTATAGTTGAATTAGAAGTAGTTTTAATTCCGATCTTTTCATCTTCATCAGACATTACTACAGTGTCTGAGAAGTTTTTAATTCCTATTGAGTGAATCAAACTATTAACGGGTGTTCTAATATCATTCCACTGTTGATTACTACTAATAGAATAAGATAAATTCTGGTAATAATTATTATCAGCAAGAACTTGATAATCTTCACTCAATTTTCCAGTTTCTTTGTCCCAACCTTCATCTTTTCTATTTGAAAACTTAATTTCATAGAATCCTTCATATTTTTCTATAGATTCAATAGTGGCAATATTTCCTGAATTTTTTCCTTCAATCTTCTCACCAATAGAAAGATCATAGGATCCAAATACCTTAAGGGACTCCAATTCATTATTTGCAGTAACTTGCAAATCAATTTCTTTACCATCAATTAGTAATTTTTCACCAATATCAAAAATTGATGGTAATAATGAGATTGAGAATGTAGGATAATTCTTTTTGGATATGACCGTTCCAAAAGAATCTTGAATTGTTTTTGCAATTCCCGTATTTGTTCCCAATCCAGCAATACTAATAGTTACTTGATCATTGGAAATTCCAGATGTAAATTTGTTTTCATATTTTGTTACAGTAAAGAATTTATATCCATAATCACTGGAATTGAATCCATTTCCATTTGTTCCAAATTTTTCAATCCCTTCAACAAAAACGTCATCATTTACTGCAAAAACATCTGTAGAGAACCCTGCAAGTGGTGTGGTTAAGACGCATGTAAAAATACCGGTATTTGATGATTGAACTTGCTTAATACTAATTCCGTTAGTGTTATTAGTTGCAAAAAGTTCTGCTGATTGATCGGATATTCCTTTTGGAGAAACAACAATTTTTAATTCGGTAATTGAATTTGCAGTCAATATTGGAGAAATTAAACCATTATCTAGTTCTTCTCTAGTGTCATTATTAACAACAACTATTTGTGGTGCAGAAACATATCCAGATCCACCAGCAATTATAGTTGCAATTCCAATGGTATTTGAATCTTTTAATTCAATTTTAGGTGATATAAAAGCTTCTGGCTGCAAAGTTTTATCTGAAGAATATTCAAATCCTTCATTAATAATTTTAGTGTCTTTAATTGACCCAATATCATTGGAATTTAAAGAAACGAACAAATTTTCCCCAGATGTTGAAGTTACATCTAAAAGAGTGGGTAACTTTTTATATCCAGATCCACCAGATAATAAATGTATTTTATTTACGGGACCAGATGCACTTAATGAAGTAGTGGTGTATTCTAATTTATCACACTCTGTAGATGCATATGATAATTTTTCTGGAGATTTTTGTAGAGAAATTTGGAATGATGTTAATCCTACGTTAGAAGTAACATATGTTTGATTATATGAACTATCTACAAATAAAATTTCAGAATAATTACTTACATTAGTATCAGAAGAACTAATAAATCCAGATTTCTCTAAAGAGTAATAAAGTTTTCTTGGTAACTTAGAACTGTTATTGATCGTAAATGTTGCATTAGCAGATCCTATTGTTCCAGAACTTTCTAAACTAAAAATACTTGTAGATCCGGTAGAAACAAATTCATTATCAAAATCTTGATCGTAAAATACCTTAAATAGATATCCAGATAATGAAGAATCTGATAAATCAAATACTAAATTATTATTTTTTACAGACTCTATTCTAGGATTAATTTTAGAAATATTTTGAGATAATCCTCCGGTGGATGCAAAACTCACAACTACTGGAGGATTGCTAGTGGAATTAATTAATGTTTCACTCAACTTAATTGAATCGGAATTGATTTTGTAGACATAATATGAACCGGTTTGTAGTCCGGAGATAGTTTCATCTGCATCGTAGTATACTTTATCTCCAGTATTCAACTTATGGGAAGTTATTGAAATTTTATTGGTAGATGTACTTACTGCTAAAGAAGAGAATCCTATTGGATTAATTTGAAGATTTCCTGTTAAAGAATTTCTACTTACTTTAACAGCAGTAGAAGTTCCAATACCAACAGAGAGATTTGGTTCTACAATTAAAGAAATTTTATCTCCAGCAATCAATCCATGTGCTGTTGATATTGAAACAGTACTTGTAATTCTTTCGACTTTTGCCGTTTTTTGTTCATAATTACTTTCAAAATAATATTCATCACTATCATCACCATTACTTATAAAATAAACTTCATCAGAAGTTCGAGTAGTTTTTATACCAATTGTGCTTGGTGACTTATTTACAGCAAAAATAGTTGTTGATGATAAGTCAAATGGTGTTCCGGTTGGTGAAGTTGAAATTGAGATAACTCCATTATTACCATTTTTACTAAATGTAAGTTCTTGATTAGTTTGGAAAGGATGATCTTCTAAACTAATTCTCTGTGTAGGAATAGATCCTGTGATTGTTTCATTTCCAAATACAAATGATGTCGAATATCCAACACCCGATGTTGTACCTACTCCAACAGATTCTCTAGGATTAAAGTAAACTCTATCATTAGATTTTGAGTCAAAATAATCAAGTTTTTTATCTACTGTAAATGTTTTTGATTTGAAAGATACTTCTGTTCCAACAGTATGTGCAATTCCAGCATCACCTCTTTTTACTCTAAAAATATTTTTATTTTGATATACATTCAAAACTTCTAAAGTTTCTGTTCCGATACCAATACTACTACCAACTGAAACTCCGGGTGGTATTTGAGTTACATAAATTTCAGTTGTTATTCCAGGTGTTATGGATGCTACAATTTCTGTAGTCAATCCAGAATTTGAAATAGTTGGAACATCAATTTTAAAATAATCATTTAACTTGGTAAGTTGAGAAGTACTAAATCCAGATATTGTGACGTAATCATTATCCGATAAATTATGGAAAGGTGATATAGTTACTGTTACTTTTCCATCATTTCTCCAAGTGAATAGAGCGTTATTATAAACCTCACTAGAACTATTAATATTATTGATAGTTTTGCCTTTTATTGAAGATACATTAGCAGAAATTCCTCCACCATTTGTATTAGTATCATCAAAAATTAAAGTATCATTTATTTTATAATTTTCTCCAGAATTCACAACCTCTATAGAAGAAACAGATCCTTGTTCAACAGATTCAATAGAAATTTTTTGCCTTTTAATTTCATTACTTTCAATAATAAAATCATTATCAGCATTTGATTCTGAAATTTTATATGCTAAAGTGTTTCTAGAAAGAGATGAATTATTAAAATCAAATTTTTGATCTAAGGTTTTATTTTCTTTGATGGTATTTGATCTGAAAGTATTTCCAATGAAATATGGAAACTCTGGATTTCCATTGATATCAATTGTGGCATAGTATGCATATACTCCATTTGGAAAATCTGGTGTTTTTGCAAATCTTCCATTATTTCTGTCAAGATCCCCATTTTGACTATCATACTTATAATCTTCAACAAAAGATCCGAGAGGAAATTCTATTGATGATGGTCTATCTAAAACATTAGATATACTCTTCGTATATCCTGTTGTCATTGTCTTAATTCCCGAATTTATATTTTCGGGATCTATAGACGAGTATGATCCATAAATTGGATTTCCATCATATGCCCATCCAATAATTTTTGATACAGATGTTCCATCATCATTAAAAGATGTTCTCAATGTATCAAAGTAACCCGTCACCGAATATGCTAATTCATCATCTTCATCTACTAATATTTCATTTTGTTGTATAGATAATTTTTCAACTTGATTTATTGTAAGATCTCTTATAGATGCATCTAAAATTGCTCCCTTTCCAGCAGGAATAATTTCTATAAAACTTGATGTAGAATATCCGATTCCAGCATTAAGTACCTTTACATCATTAATTTTTTCATTAACAATTACTGCTCTCAATTTAGCACCAGTTCCAGATCCTGTTGGATCGAAAACTACTAAATCTGGAACTGAAAAATACTCAGATCCTCCAAATTGCAAATTAACTTCGTTTATAGATCCATTTGCGATAATTGGTTCTAGATTGGCATCTTTCCCAGTTTTGAAAGTAAAAGATGGTTTTTTCTCAAGATTTAGAATATTTGACCCATACTTTGTTCCTTCTTCATAAAGATAAATTTGCTCAATATTTCCCTTAATAATTGGTGTGGCAACTATAGATTGAGATTGTGTTGTTGTTCCTAATCCAACAGATGTAAATTCGACAGACACTTGTATATCTGGATATTTAAACTGATGGAACTCAGTCCCTACAGAAGTAAAATTTATATATTTGTTCTGCTCATAGTTTGTGGTAATTGTTCCTCCAATACCTGCATCAGATAATCTAAAAGAATTATCATCATTTTTTAAGATATAATATTGATTAGTTGTTGTTAGTCCAGATATAGACGATCCTGTTGACGAATATTCGATAATCTCACCATCAGAAAATCCATGATCAATGAAATTGATCAAATCATTAGATGTAGAAATTCCCGAAGGTTTGACTAAGAGTTTTCTATTTGTAAATTTTCCCCCATCTAAAACTTTTATTTCGGAAATTGTATTCTTTTGATTTAGGGTTGCAAATTTTTGTATTCCGGTCAAAGATGATGATTCAAAAGAAATTGTATTAATTCCAGATTGAAAATCTGTAAATGTATTGAATAATTTAATAGTTGTATTATTATCAACTTCTGCAAAGTAATTGGAATTGTCAATTAATGTAGATACACCCAATCCAATAGTAATACTACTGTTTCCACTATTTCTATACGTAATTTCTTCCCCATTAACAAAATTATGATCAGTTAAAAATGTAATTTGTGGACTAGTTGTGCTTATACCCCCACCGTCAGTTGTTCTTCTTGCATCAAATAATACTTCTCTTCTTCTAACATTTAGTACTGGTTCAAATGATCCTCCAGATCCATTTCCTCCAGTAACATTGATTGATAAAACTTCCTTAATATCAAATTGTTGATTGTCAATAAAAACATTCTTAATAGTTCCAGTAACTACTGGTTGAACTAATGCAGTTGTTCCAAGTCCGGCAGAAACTTCAATGAATGGAGGATCGATAACATCAAAATCAGATCCTCCATTTAAAACTTCAATTTTCTTTAGAGGTCCAAAATAAATCTTATCAAAGGTTTTGTAATTTGATATCTCGACACCATTAATTAGCATTCCAGTTTTACCTGGATTTGTTATCTCTCTAATACCATTTTTGATATTTGGATCTAGTGTAAATTTCTTTAAGACTTTTTGTGGATTTATTGTTTCAGATTTTTGCGAATATAAAGTGAAACTATGTGTTTCTAAAGTGGAAGTTAGGGATTCAAACTGAATACTATTTGAATCTGAATCTAAGAAACTTGGTGATGTGAAAAGTTTTATCTTTCTAGGATTGATCGATGAAACCTTTACATAATAAGATCCCTCCAACAGTCCTTTGAGAGGTGTCCCAGATGCCTTATATTCAATTTTTTCACCACTTATGAAAGGAACATCACTATCAAATAAAATGGAGGTATACAGTCCAGTTGAAACGTCAATATCCTCAAGACTTCCGGAAGTTGAAGAAATTGTTGCAACATTTAATTTTTTAGTTATTTGATAAGCATAAGAATTGGTAAATCCGTTTCCCCAAGATGGAAGTGAATTTGAAGCTACGTATGCAAATTTATCGCCATCTAAATAAACATTTTGAACATCAGAAATAATTGTATTATTTCCATATTTAAAATTAACAAAATTACTATTAGATTTATTAATTTTTCTCCTCAACTTATAATTGGAACTTGGATTTGGAGAAAAAGAACTCAAATTTGCTATCGTTATAGATTTAGAATCTAAAGGTATATCAGAACTAATATATGGCAAATCTGAATTTGATGTTGGATATGCAACAATATTAGTTGAAACATCAATAAACTCTACAAGATCACCTTTCTTCAATTGAGATCTATCAACTGAAGATTTTAATATGACACCACCACCAGTAAAACTGTCAATTTCTATTGAGGAACTAGTATTATAAATCCAAGAATTTGTAAATATTTGTTTATATGTCTTATTTTGTTGTGGATTTTTAATTAAAGTACCAATATTTTTAACTGTTATAATTTGATTTTCATCAACAGAAATAGATTTCGACCTCTGGGCAAAATTTGATAATACTCCTGTTAGTCTAAGAACTACTTTATTTTCTATATTTCCATTTTCATATGAAAAATAGGTATCATCAGAAAAAATATTATCGGTAGCAGAAATATTCTGAGAAATTCCAGAACATCCCAAAAACTGATTTATACTTTTATCGGTATAAGTAATAACATTATTACCAGAATATATTGTTCCTGTCTGACCAAATCCAATTGTTGAGTCTACTGATATTATAGATGACCCGGCATTTACATTTTCAAGAACTTTGGAACTAGGGGTAATTTTGAAATTGCCTTTAACATTGCTATTTTCAGCATATCCAACAAATAATCCTATCTTAAAATATTGTTTTTGATTTCTAGTAAATGCTTCAACAGAAGATATTGAAGCATTTGTTTCAGAATCTGTGGTTTTAACTAATGTTTGTCCAACTATTTTTGTTGGATCGCCACTTATTACCTCGGCTACACATATTTCTCTTCTAATAAATTCTGCATCTGAAGGTTTAATTAAGTAATCTTCAAGATTGATTATTTTAGGAGTCTCTCCATACAATACATTAAATAAAATTCTAAAGGAATCATCGGTTCCTTTAGATTCATAAAAAGATCTAGATTCCTTTATAAAATTTCCAACATCAATTTTTGAATCAAAAACTCTATTTTCAAATCCTGGAGTATATGTAGTCTTAAGTTTTTTATAGAACTCATTTAAGAATAGAGAACTTAAATTTTGTATATTTGATTCTGATGTATGAGATGCTGCTGTTGTTGTAGAAAATACTAATTCTTCTTCATTTAGATCTTGATGGTAACTAGTAATACCACTAAATCCACGAATACATCCAGTAAAACTATTTGTAGTAAGTCCAGTATATGTAATGACTTCATCATCAATCTTTAGTAAACCATACTGATTTGGAAATCCTTTAGTACTAGAGACTGAGATAATATCATTACTTACATCAATATCTGCAGATAAAGTTGTTGATCCTATAACAACTTCTGGAGTAAGATTATCTACCTTTAAATATTGATCTAAATTTTCTACAATATCAACCGGACCTCCCTGATATTCTTGAGAGATATAATATTGCTTTAAAAAATCAATAGTTTTTGGACTTTCATCCAAAACAAACTCTGGTAGTTGATTTGAAACTATATCCTGAATCTTAATTCTAGATTCAATTCCGGTTTGTATCATATTACTCTCTGATTAAACTTCCGTTAGAATAGCTTGATGTGTAGAAATCTCTACTGAAGACAGTGCCAGATATTTCATCCCCAGAGGAAATAACATCTTTAATCATATTTATTTTAGTTTTTGAAAGATCAAAATTCAAATAAAGATCTTTCAAACCAATCACATCATTAGACTCTGGAAAAGCTTGTATTTCTATAACATTGTTAGGTTTTACAGTTGATACTATATTTACTGTTCCAAGATTTATTTCACCTTTTATGTAATCAATAGTTCCCGAAGATTTGGCAACAACCCTTATATTTCCATCTGGTAAATTTTTAACAATCGATATAATTCCAGTTTTTTTATCTGCATTTGGAATATCAGTTAGATAGACAATATCACTTTCTCCTGCAATTCTAAATCCCGTAGATTTGATATTCTTACCATCTTCAGAAACATGAAATTGATTTCCAAAACACAATTCATATTGTGCAAATTGATTCAATAAAGCAAATAGATTTCTTCTTATTTTCACTCTTGTGATATTAGATGTAATTGAAGTGTCGGTATCATCAATTGTTCTAAGAACTTTACTATATCTAAATCTACCTCCAAACTTATTCAGATCTGTGGATTTTGAATAATTTGTGAGTGAATTTGATATTTTTGATCCTAAATCACTTGCTGTCGTTATCATAGAATCATTATAATAAACAAATGAATCTAATTCAACATATAAAAGTTTTAAGTCTACAATTTTTTGATTAATACCAGAGATTGAATATTGCTTTAGTTGTGATAAAATTCTTGTTTTATTGAAATCAGATACTAAAAAACCATTTTTTGGTTTAATTGAAATTTGTACTGTTCCAAATTCTGGAGGATCTAATTCTTCACCCCCAACAACAGATACGGATTCTGTATCAGGATATATTGTTTTTATAATAGATTCATAATCTCTTCCAGTAACTGCTCTATTCTGTGAAGAATATATTCTTGGAGCAAAATACTTAATAGAATCTACCGATTCTATATCTCCACCATTACTAGATTTTCGTGATGTAGTAACTGAAAATGGTTGCGGGATAACAGCATTCCCATTGCTATCAACTACTCTTCCTGAGAATGAAAATCTGGAAGCATCATTCCCGTCTTTTCCATCAGTAACAAGATAGTCTATAGTGATAATTTCGCCACTTTCTAATTTTCTTCCTATTAATCCATCACCAAATAATAATTCATATTTTTCATCTTGCACTTCTTGAAGTAAAAATATATAAGATGATCCAGTAACATTTGTAATATTATCAATCAATTTATATTGCAAACCTAATCCAGAATCACCTTCTTTTTTTACATATACTTTGATAGTAGATGTGTCTACAAAAGAATTATTGATTATGAATCTTTGATCCAATGAAGAATCTACTACAAATTGTTTTGTAAGAAATGTTCCCTGTGATATCTCAACATTATCGAAAGTAGCCGTCCTTTTATTTACGGGTGTTCCATCACTATTGAAATCAGTTATACTTGCAGTTTTTTGTATATCTTCTAATATTGAAAATGTGTAGGAAGTATCACTAGAACTTCCTACACAAACTAATCCTTT